TTGTCAATGAAGCTCGCAAATTTTAACTCGTCTCTAGAAATTTCAGTAGCAACACCTGTCTGCATTATTGAAGATTCTGTATCTAATCTCGATGTTGGTATTTTGAGAGCTTTATATAGCTTCTTCATGAAATACAACACATCATCCATCTCGCCTAAACCTTGACCGCCAGGCAAAGTTGATACTTCTGTTCCTCTATTGCCTTCTTTACGTGGAAGCCAAATGTCTTCCATCATGGACATGATGTGTTTATTATCTTTGATTGTGCCCGTTTGCGAATCATAAACCGTTTTATTTTTGTGGGAATTTATGATTTTGCGCATATATTGGTCTGCGCGTGTAGGTGGTAGATTACCAGTATCTACATAGAAGACTCTGCGTTCTGGTGCGCGTGCGATGCGATAAATCACAAGAGAATCTTCTAGAGCGACCAACTGGTTATATGGTTTTATGGCAGGCTGAAGATATGAAATTATGTTTTTGTTGTCTGGTGATTTTAATCCAGAAGTAACGCAAATTATTGCTGATGGATCGATTTCAATTGCCTTCTGGCTGGCTTGTAAACCCTCATCTTCGTATAAGAAAAATTCACGAATTCCTTTTATAATGTCAACGCTATTAGGACCCTTTTCTTTGATTAATTCTCTGACCTTTTTGATTTTCCGAGGATCAATCTGGCGCAATTCTTCAATGCCAGATTTCCTACTAGATTTTTGCGTAACGATATGATAATATAATCTTCCATCAACATACCATTGTCGAAATATATCTTCGCCAGAATTATTGAAATCTAACAACGTCAGAACATTCTGGAATTCGACCGATATTTTCTTCTTGATTTGTTCGCTCACGCCTTCAATTTTATCAGTGTTGATTTCTACCGGAGATATATCAGGATCACTCACAATAGAAGCGTTGACAATTTCTTCAAGAGCCGAAATAACATCGCTGTTGCTTGCCATGTTTCTATATGTGTCGATCATGCTTTTGTTGTTTTTTGTTGTAGTGTTGAAATCAATACCGAATCTGTGAGTTTCTGAAACCACATCTATCGTCGTATCGGTGTCTGTTGGAGCCACAAACGATTGACTTAATTTCTTAGTCTTTTTCTGATTTAATGTCTGGTTGCTTAATCCAAATAATTCCATGCAAGTATTTAGTCAGAGTGAAGAATAGCATTATATCAATCCGAACACATAGTTCCCACAATCCCAGATCCGATCGTATCCGTTGGCTTTCATGTTCTCCCATTCGGATAGATTCGGGTCAAAAACAGCAAGTTGTCGTTCTAGTTTGTGCTTTTGAAATTTGTTTCTACTGTACAATCTCTTGGTGTCGTTCTTCCAATAAAAATAATTTGGTGCCGATGTTCTTAATTCGTCGAATCCCAACGCCCGATATAATCCGCCATCTGACCAGCGGCGATTAGCATAAGAAACAATAGATCCTGTGTGGTTTTTTCTAAAGTGAGATAATAATTTTGATGCGCCACCTATAACGATAGTGTCTAGCTCATTACAAAACCGCGACAACTCCCACTGATAATTTCTATTAAATCTCGATACGCAAAAGGTCATAATTGAAACGACGCGGTTTTCATACATCAGGCCATACCGAACCTTCGATTTATCTTCACCTTGTAAATGTGATTGATTTAGGAAGTCTTTACTGAAAGCAAACGGCAATTCGATAATTTTGCATTTCCTTGCGAAGATTCTCGTTTCAGTTATGCCGAGAGCATTCTTTAATACGCTTTTCCATATATCTCTTTTTACTGGGTCGTTCCATTCTTTGTCCCACACCTGATATAATCGCACCCTGCCATCTTCACATTCTGAGGTTTTGTTTAGGTGATAATTTTTGTTCTTCCCTTGTTTCTCGCTATGCCAGTATATACCGTTTAATTCAATGGCAATATCCTTCTCTGGGATAAACACATCTAGTTCGAGTGGGTTGAGTAGCTTCCTTGAATTGTAATATATTTTTTGTGGGATATGCAAAGATTCAATGAACGAAGAGAACTCAGATTCAAATTCTGAAGTGCCACCGTTTCCTACTTGGTTTATAACTTTATGGTGGATATTATATTTTTTTGCGTAAGACAAGATGCTACCATGACTGACACCTATCTCTTTCGCGATAGTGACAGGAGATTTCCCTTCCTCAAATAATTCCTCAAATAGTGTTTTATCATTCATAATCAACATCGCCTCTTTAGACCACACCCTCTCTTGCTGGACTATTTTAATGCTAGCGCAGTGATCTGGGCTTTTCTTTACGCCCAGCATCCGTTTACTAGATTGTTCTCTGCTAGTATTCAATTGTGAATGATACTCTACACCATATTTCTCTAACATACAAGCTTTTCTTTTACTGATGGAGATCTTACCTACGCACGAAGGATCTCCGCATGTTTTACAGAACAAATTATATTCTCTTGCCCCTATACAGCCATTAAATGCTCTAGGAGACTGACATATCGGACATAGTGGTAGGCTCGTATGTCCTTCCATGATATAACGTAACTTCAAGGATATGGATGGTGTGTTTAATTCTTGGCTTAGATTTGCCAATTCATCATAGAGACCAAATGATCTCAATTTCTTTTCAGTACAATATGACGCTGAGAATTTATTTGTCTTCTTGTTGTATGCTTTATTGATATATTGCTGTAGCGTGATTGTTTCTTCGGGTCTGGCGATTTTCTTTTGATGTGAATATCCATTAGAACACTTGACAGAACAGAACCGGTTGAACCGCTTGTCCCTCATGGTATCTACTGGCTCGTTACAATACATACACGTGGGTTGATTGAGGTTTTCTATGTAGACAATCAATCTTTCAGAAAAAGAAAACCCACCACGCAAAAAATGCGTGGTGAGTTTTAATTTCTTCCTGTGTTCAGTGGCGTTTTTACTCGCCAACAGAGCAGAGTTTATTTTGTTACCTTCATTGTAGCATGCGATTGTCCATTCATTAAATGTCATACATTATATATGACACTCTTTGTGTTGGGAATTACAAGGTATTAGGCAGTTCTTGTCCAATAATCATAAGCCAACGAGATTGAATATTCAGATACCGAGTCGTTGGATTCCCAGTTTAAATCTACTTCTGCCACCTCAGTAGGCCATGCGCCAATCAGTGAATATTCTGCCAACACTCCACCATCGACACCTATCTGCTGAACCTTGGCATCATGCTTATATGTTGCTGCCTGATTTGGACCTGTATTTAGTTCGTGATCGTTGATCAAGTTAGACCAATCTTCAAACTGTTTACGTATTGACATTGCCTGTTCGTTCATGACTGTGATCTGCCATTCAGCAAATGTTCTATCACCTGCGATTTTAATCTTGCGACCCATATACGGTACTTCGATAATACCAACAGTGGAAGCTGGCAAGTTTGCTGCCTTACACATAAATCCCAAGTTTTCTTCGATGATTGCCTCGATTTGAACTTTGAACAGTGTAGGGCGTGCGAAGTTTTGTACTGCGCCTTTAAATGTATCTATATTTTGTGCCATTTGTCAATTCTCCTTAGCCGACGACTTTAATAACTCTTATAATGTTATTTATGCTTTTCTGTAATTTGTGACTATATTGCCACAATCAAAAATCATTCGATAATTATTGGCGAACATATTTTCTGTTTCTGACTTGTTTTCGTCAAATGTTGGCAGTAGTCGTTCTAGTTTGTGTTTCTGAAATTTGTTTCTAGAGTACAATCTGGCAGATGAATAGTCACTAGAAGCCTTAAAATAAAAGTAGTTGGGTGATGAGATGTGACTGACCGCAAACCCACACCGTTCATATACACCTGCTTGACTCCATCTCCTATTGGCGTAAGAAATGATATTATCGAACGGAACATTTTTTAAAATCTTACTAAACCCACCCACGACCGATGTATCTAGAAGAGAACAAAACCGCACCAGTTCCGTGGCGTTGGATTTAGAGAATCTCGTTTTGCTGAATGTGGCAACACATACCAACCTGTCTTCATCATATAGACCGTATGCTGATGAAAAAAAGCAGGCGTTTTGTAGATGATTTTCGTTGAGGAAATCTTTTACCAATCCTTTATTTGTTATCGTTTTAAATTTCAGCTTCCTAGCATAAACCTTGCTTGTCAGTAGCCCCAGTTTCGCTCGTATGACGCTTTTCCATTTTTTATGACCTGCGAGCCATTCATTCTCGAAAATGTGTAAGAGCTGAATATTCAAGTTCTCGCACTCTGTGGTTTTGTTGAGATGGTAGTTTCTTGATTCGGACACGCTCTTGTTTCTTCCATCACAAGAATGCCAGAACAGACCATTATACTCAATAGCAAGGTTATATTCTGGAAGATAAATATCCAATTCTTTTCCGGAAGGCAAAATTCGTCTTGTGTTTTGTATGATACTTGCGCCAGCAGGCAAAATGGTTCTCAGCCACTCAACTATATCTTTTTCTGGTTGAGAGGCATACCTTGAAATTTCTATACCGTATCTGATGGCGTATTTTGAAACGACTGCCGCTGAGATATTGTACTTTTCTGCGATC